TCCATTAAAACTTGGTTTATTAACTGATATATTGCTTAACATTGCGCGAGCTAAGTCAACACCTTGTGATTTAAATTTAAGAGCTGTGTCTCTTATATACATTGCTGTTCCAAAACTCATAACTAGGTCGTCATTATATCCAGACTGTGCTTCGGCTTTGCCATTTTTCCAAATAAATACCTTCATTTCTTCAACTAATCGTTTAGATTGTATGATAACACTTTTATCTCCAATATACTCACGAAATTTATTAATGACAAGTGGTCTTGTTCTTAAGTTCATTGAAAAACCTGGTATAAGTTTTGATGGGTCATCAAGTTTTTCTAAATAAGATTCAGCATTTATGGCCTCAGTTTTGGGAGAATAGTATAAATTTCTATATCCTCTTTCTTGAATTGCGTCAAGAGTTGCCCATCCTATGTTATTATTTTCAACAACTAATAAAGCTTCATTATACTCTGTTGCTATAGCTACTAATAAGTAACCAAATTCTTTTGGAGATAATTGCCCTTTATATTCACCTACTTGAGTATTAGTGTCAATATCTATAATATGGAACGCAGAAAAATCTTTACTATCACCTCGAGCAACGTCTGCTACAACCATGTAACTACGAGTATAATCAGCTGGTTCCCATATCCATAAATTATGGTCAATTCCTCGTCTTTCTAATGGTTCTTTAATATAAGTTTGTGTGATAAAATCTAAATATTCTGGATAAAATACAACATCTCCTGATGTATTAAAGTCACAATCACACTCTTGAGCTGCTAATCTTGGATCACCTAATAAATCATCTTGTCTCTTTCTCCAAGTTTCATCTCGTTCAGGATGAACATACCATGGTAATTTAATAGGTAAGAATTGATTTTCTCCAGACTCTGCTTTAACCCATGTTTGATGAAACCAATTACCAGTACCATATGGAGTAGATAATACAATTGCTCCTCCTCCAGTTGCTAAGGTTTGTTGAGCAGATGCCCATATCTCACCAATACCATCAATAAAAGCTGCCTCATCTATAATAAGGAGTGAAACTGCTTCTGATCGACCTGCATCACTTGCTGCTGATACTGCTTTAATTTGTGAACCATTACTTAGTCGTAATGTTAATTTATTATTTTCTTCAGCGTTTATTTTTAACCAAGATGGTAAATTTTCAAACATGAATTTAACTTTCGTTACCATGTTTTTAGCTGTTTCTTGTTTAGTAGCTATACATAAGACGTTTTTATCTTTTTGAAACAACATTAACCATAATGAATAACCAGCTACTAATGTTGATATACCTAACTGTCTTGATTTAAGTATTATATCATATGGATTATCTCTCCATAAATGTAATACTTTTTCTTGAAATGGGTATAAATTAAATATGATCCTACCACGAGTTGGATGCTGGATGTTGCAATACTTCTTCATAAAGTGCGCTGGATCTTGAGCGCACTTAAGATATTCTTCTCGAATTATTTGTTTTATATCTTGACTCATGAAAACTAATTAAGTTCTGGTATATAAATATATCAAAACCCTAAATAAAATTTAACCTGTTCAATGCGTTGTTCAGTAGTACCTGATATTATTCCAAAACTTTTAAAATTATCTAAATTATCTTTAGCAATATGTTTAATAGTCATATCAATTAATTCACGATATTGAACATTAGTTTCTCTAACTCCATTATCTTCAATTTCTACTCCAATAGGAGAAACATAGAATACATAATCATATTCTTTAATAAACATTGAAGCATATTTAATAAATTCTTCTTTATCTATTTTATCAATAGATTTAGCACAATGAGTAAAAGCCATTACATCAATGATTGTTCTATCAGTAATAACATTTTCTCTCATTAACTCAGAACAACGTTCAGCTAAGAATATTGTTTGACCTTTTAATGTACTATCAGTGTTTAATGGAATACCTAAATCACGTAAGTATTTACTACGCTCAGTAGCAAAATAATAATCTTTAAATTCAGGTAATTCCTTTAAAGCATTTACTAATGTTGATTTACCAACACTCATTGTTCCACAAAATCCTATTTTCATATTTGTAATATAATAAAAAAGGCTTGCATTCGCAAGCCTAATTTAAAATTTTATTTTAGAGATTAAATTTTATTCCAATTTTCAACTCCCCATTCTTCTTCAGTTTTATATCCATCACTAAATTTTTCTAAAGTATTGACTATACTTAAACGTCCTTCTCCATCAGTATGAATATATACATTATCTGTTGATGAAAGACGGTTTAAATATGAATTTACTTCTTTAACCCAATCCTCATCATTCAAAAACGATTCATCATCAAAATTGTCATATGCATCTAACAATACCTTATTTATTACATCTTTCACTGCTGGATTTTGTAGATCTCCTTTTGGGAGGTTAGTCACTTTATATAACTCATTATATGGGTTACTTCTGTAAATTTCTTCATTTAATTTTTCTTTAAATTCTGATTCAGTAATCAAACCAGCCAATTTTTGCATTTTTAAGAATTCTTTATTCATTATATGTTGTTTTTATTTATGTATAAATATTGAAAAAAATTAGAATCGTTGTTTTGCTACACCACTCTTATACCATGGTAATCCGATTCCACTTTTCTTTGCTTTTTTCCAATCATCTTTAGTATGTTCAAGACCATTAATGAAATATTCTTCTTTTCCGTCTGGATGAATCACTGCTGGGCCTTCCCAATTATGTAATTTACCATCTTTCATGTAACGAACCACACCTTCAGTTGATGTATACTTTTTAACTTGTAATGTTTGGTCGATTTCGAATTTTTTAATTTCTTTGCTCATATTATTTAATTTATATCTAAATATAACATCACTTTCCTGCAAAGCCAAACAGAGGGTGTTAAATATTCTCCAAATATTCCATGAAATCCTGATAAACTTGTTTATGAGATTTGGGAGCTTTTGAAACAGTTTCGTTTAAAAGTGTTAAAACATCGCCTTTAGATTCGGTAATTAACGACTTAAAACCGTTTAAAACCGACTCAGCTAACAATATATTATCATTGTTGTCACCGTAGTCTTCTAGGTCGTTTAAATACAAAGTAATGTATTCATTTATATTATTTAAGTGCTTCATATACTAATTTTTTTAATCGCGTAAATACTTCTTTTAACTTCTGTACCTGACTGTTTAACCACTGTAATCGTTGTCCAAAACGTTTTCCTTCCATTGGTTTTTCCATGTTTTCTTCTGGGATGTATTTGGCTAGTGGTTTCATGTATTCACTTCCTGTTAAAAATATGAATTTATCTTTTTCAGGGCTAATACCAGCTGATTTCATTTGTTTAACTGTTTCTTCTCCCCATTTCTCTTTTTCTGCTTTAGGCATTTCTTTAAGAGTTTTATCGTAAGGTGCTAATTCTTTAGTTAAAGGAACTAAATAATGTTTAGCAGATAGAATGTACATCTTATCAGGTTTAAGTGCTTTACCATATTCTAGTGTTTTCTGGAACATTGGAGAAGCAGAATACAGCTCCTGGGCTGGAGCTGCATGGTCTAATTTTGATTTTGTACAACTTAAAAGTACTATTTTAGCCATTAATAATGTTTATTCATAAATATTAAGCTAAAATTATTTCTTTAACAATTGTTTTTCCAGCTAAACTATTCATATGGTAAACTAAACAAGGCATTTGTTGTTGCAGATATTGAGGGCATCTTTCACCTAGTTTTACAATCAATCTATCTATTGATATTGATTGATCTCTACCTGACATTGGTCCGTCATAGAATTTATGTAGCGCATTTCTAACAAACATATGATTTTTATTCATAGTGCGTTTTCTTAGTTCTGCGAATGTGTAGTATAGGAATATTAGGTATGGTTTAGATGCTTCTAATTCACAGTTAGCAATAATTTCTTTAGCTACCTCCCATGAATCCATATCTGAACTTCTTAACATTCCGTATAGTGTTTCGAATGTTTCATAGTCAACTACTAATCCTTTATTGATATCTTCTTGTAATGAATTATCTAATACAACTTTAATATTATGTTTTTCAATATTATCAAGTAAATTTAATACAAAATCAAGAGCATCACATACTTTTTTATTACCGTGAGACTGTTCAATTCTATAACCGTCAATAGTCTCAGTATCTTTATGAGTTAAAATCTCTTTAAATAATGGATTTTGTTTAATCCATTTTTTAAATTCATTCATTTCAACTATATAATGTGTAGCTTTAACTTTACGAGTTATTAATGTTATATCACTATAATAGTTTTCTTTATTAGGAATATATTTTTTAAAATTTGGATTATTAATTATAGTTGATATCGGAAATGTTATAAATTCTTGACTAGATACAACCCAGTTTTTTTTATTATAATCATATCTTTTAATATCAAGATAATTTTTTCTCAAAAATGGTTCACTGATAACAATTGTATCTAATTTTTCAGGTTTTCGAGCTGTGGTAATATTTAATTTATTCTCTTCAATATAATTTTTTAGTTTATATGAAGGTAATTCTGATATAGGACTAACATATACTGTTTCATTATCTTCTAATTTAGCTGTTTTATCAATATTGTTGATAAAATTATCTAATTTTTCTTTATAGTCAGCTGGGATAATTCCTACTTTATTATAAGCTGTAGAGAATTTAGTTACAGCTTGGTAATTTGTACTTAATCTTAATTCGACTGTATTTCTATCTTTCATAATTACTTAGTTAAGAATTTAATTAAAGTTTTATTTAACATTAATGTTTTGAATTTACTTTGATCACCATTATAAATTGATTTTACAACTTTATATTTTAAATCATTAGCAAACACATCTTCATTCATTAAAAACGCTAAACGATCAATATATGATTTTTCAATCTTATTATCTTTACTATAATATAAACTAAAGTTAATAAGACGTGTTGATATAATTGATGCTAAATCTGCTCTATATTTATCTCCATCTCTCTTACCAATAATACCTTTTAGAGTATTTAAGATATACTCATCACTTTCGTGAGTCATAATTGTTTCTGGTGAGATAATCTTATCTAATTTATTATTGATAAACATTGTAAATAATGTTGTGAATTCATTACCAACACTACCTTCTCCAATCATTTGAATCAATCCTAACTCATCATCAAATGATTTAATTGATGAAATTGAATTAAAGAATGTTGTAATACTTCTTGAGTTAGTATTTGTTGATACTAGTTCTGGGTGTTTTAGTAAGAAGTTGATACATCTATTATCTATTGTAGCATCCTCAGCCCACTCACTCCAACAATTGATATCAAATTTTAGATTAACTGAGATAAATCGTGTTTTTTGAGCGTTATCAATACTGTTAACTAAATACTCTCCATTATCGGGATTACTTGTTAGAATAATATGCCAATCTTTAGGTAATGTCCAGCTAATATATTGCTGTCTATCAATTAGCTCCATAACAGCTTGAATGAACCTTACGTCAGCACGATTCCAGTCATCTAATAGCAAAATACCTCCTGATGTTTTGCCACTAATCCATTCAGGTGGACAGTAACTCATTCGATTTTTACCTGTAAAACTATAACCTTGTTTAGTGTATTCCTCAACAGCATGTTCATCAATCCATAAACAGTCATTTTCTGTTTTACAAACTTCAAATTGACGAATTGGAAAACCAACCAAGTCACCTAGCTCCTCAATTTGAGCTAAGTTCAACTTAACAAAATGTAAA